ATCCGATGTTACGCTATGCTGTAATCCTAATCTTTCATCCAGGACACCTCCGGTTTTATTTCTCTGATTCTGAAATTGTCCTGAGTAAGAATAACCAAATAATTCATACCAGGCTCTATCCGCTTCACCTGAAGAAGTTCGGAAAGGATAACTCTGAGCCAATCTGAATAATGCACTTGGCAAAATTTCATAAATATCATTTGTTCCAACTTCTTCTATTACTATTCAATGTATATAAAAGCTACTTGTTACTGTATTTGCAGGTATAATTTCAACAGCACCATCTAATGTTCATGAGTTAGAATGTGACGTAACTACTACTCCATCACTTAATGTTGGATATGTTTTAGATTTAGTATGCAAATGGTTTTTTATCTTCAATAAACGCCCATAAATACTATCGCAATTACATGAATCTCTTTTGTTTCCAATTACATTATTTATTGTATAATCATCTTCTGAACTTGGACAAGATACACGAAAATTCTTTTTATTTCCATTAGAAATTATCAATTCTATCAATCCTTTTTATTTATAATATTCCTCTCTTGTGCCTAATGACTCTATTTGATAATGAATATCAAAATCTCAAGCCAACACATCACCTGAATAATCATTATCATCTCTATATAATTTTATAAGCAACATTGATGAGACTGTGTGACCTGTTCCACTTATCATATTACTTGGTTGTGATATTTGATGAATATTACCAGATTCATATGAATTATATGGTTGGTCAATAATTAAAGTAGTAAATAAGTCAGGTACTGTTTTACCAACATCTATTCATTTGTAATCGATTTTAAACGTTACGTTATTATTAGCCGACTGTTGCCAATGAACATGTGGATTAATATTAGAACCTTCTTTTCATTGATGAGGCAATTGTGTTATGAGATATAGAATTTCGTCAGCATTATTTTGTGGAAAAAGATATCCTACATTTGTTTGGTCAAACTCGGGCTTTAAATTTGAACCTAGTTTTGTTTGAGTTAATGGTGTTCTTAAATCTTCTCATGTTGTATGAGTACCATACATTCAAACACCTTGATTTAAATCGGTATAATTAGTTCCATCTTCATCAACTCTTACTATTGGAGTAGAACCTAATACATGAATAGATGTTGATGGAGTATCATTATCTATTCCTAGATTACTATATATATTGTTAATATTAATTGCTCCAAAATTTCTTGGTTTTGAGTATACATATAAACTCCTCATATCATACAACCCTTTCAATTTAAAAAAATAAAGGCTCTAAAAGCAAATTATCAAAATTCACAAATAGAGCCAATTACATTTTATCTTCTATACTCCTGCATTATAAATTAATCCCATTGGAACTAAACAGCCACTATTATACATAGCAATTGCATTTAAATACAAGTTTTTAGTATTTATCTTATCTTCATCTTGGTCAAATTCAGTTTTCATGAACCATTGCATTAATACATGTTCATAATCAGTATCCCAAAGCATCCAAGCAGTTGTTGAACTCATGTAAGTAGAATAACAAAATTGAATGTTTGGCAATACATTTTTAGTATTAGTATCTTCTATTGCTTTATTAATTGATTTATAAACTTCTTCGACAGCAAACATATTCTTAGCATGTGTAAGACCTTTTTTAGCAACACATTTTTGAACTTTTCCTTGATGGTTTTTGAAGTCATAAAACATATTAATAGCAGTTTGATGTGAATCTGGGTCAGCGATTGAAGCAGCAGTAGCTAAAGTATCATTAGTTAAAGCACTGTTTACTAATGGATGAGAATTACTAGCTAAAGGAACTCCATCAGCTAAATTAACAGCAGTTGCATTGTCAATCCAATAAACAGCGGTTTCTTCTTCTTTTACTCTCATAGTTCTTGCTAGTTCTTTTGCTTTGATACTATTAATAACACCATATAAATCAAATTTTTGTGCTTCAATAGTAACAGCATAACCGTTAGCAACTGTTAAGTTTTTAATTGAAGTTTGGTAAGCTTGGTCAACTTTACCATATGCTATACTGTCGCCTTCAACTTTAACCTCAGCACTTTTTAAATTGCCCATTGAATCATATGTTTCTGTTTGTTTATTTGAAGATTTTTCTGTTGTAAATGATGGATATTCTAAAGGATAGTTATCAAAATTATCCATAAAGATTTCTTTTTGTCCAGCTACTATCATTCTTGATATATCGCTAGTAACATTATAAGCCATATTGTTTCACTCCTAGTTTTAAAATATTATTTAGAAATTCTTGTTTCGTCAGGTCTTCCGTATATTACTTGTCTATCAGTATCGTAACCAGTGATTTTTAACCATCTACCAGTAGAACTTCCACCTGCTGTTGGATATATAGTACTTGTATCTAGCTTAGCACCTGCAATAGTAGCGGTGCTTCCAAATGCAATATACATTCCAATATCGCCATCATCTGGTGTAGTTGCTGAATAATCAGTACTATATTCAACTTCGATTTCTTCATCAGGGGAGAAAGGCATTACATAAAAAGGAACTTCGCCTCCTACAGTAACATCATTCGGAACTGCTGCAATTATACCTACATATCTTGCATTGTCATCACTAGTACCTACTGCCAACTCCGCACAAGGTGTTGAAGCTGTCACTATATATCCTATATGTGAACTAGTTATTGCTCCAAGAGTAGCGTCTGCTGATGGAAGGTATGGTTGTAATGAACCTTTAAATTCATGTCTAAAATTAGCCATATTATTTCACTCCTATTTCTTAGTTTTCATTAATTTCGTATATTTTTCTTCATTTCAATTAGCGTTAGGTTGTGCTATTTGCAATCCTTTTAAAGCTTCTTTATCATATTTATCTAATGAAGATTCTGATTTTGGTGATGATGATTTAGAATTATCAACTGATTTGTCTTTCTTCTTCTTTCTATTATAAAGAGTGCGTTGTTCCATATCAGTTCTTAATTCTTTTAATCTACCACCTACACCTCTAACATGCATATAAGCTTCTTCTAACGTGATATCTATTTCTTTTGATTTCATTTTCTTTATATATTTTTTTATATCGCTTTTATAAGATTTTGCATCAGAGAAAAAACTATCACTAGTTGATAAATCATTTATATCTTCATCTATTTGCGTTTCAAAATCAGAGTTTTTAGTATTAGAATATTGTTCTTTAGAAATGGAAACAATTTCATCTGCTATAGCTTCAGCAAAATCATTATCATAACCTTTAGATGTTCATTTCTCAATGATAGAATTTCTTTTTTTAATAAGATTACTATCTAATTCTTTTTCTTTGAGTTTATTAATGAGTGCTTTATTTTCCTTTAGTTGTCTTTTCAACTCTAAGAACTTATTTAATGGAACAGAGTCTTTAGTTGTTTTGTTCTCTTCTTCTAATTCGTCTTCAACTTCTTCAGCTTCTTCTTCGGATTCGTCAATCTCTTCTAATTCTTCTTCAACAACTTCTTTAACATCTTCTTCAACAACTTCGACTTCTTTGCTTATATCTTTTTTGTTTTTCATTATATTACCTCCACTTTATTAACCGTTAGCGTAAACGTAAAACTAGCTCAGCTAGTAAGTTTTAAAAGGTTATTTTTTAATTTGCTTTACGCCGTTATGTTTTATTTTATTATTCTCAATTGCTTTTATATCCACATTTCTTGCAAAAAGTCCTATGGTATTATTACTTGAGTCTAGTCCAATAAATAATGGTGAATCTGATACTTTAGCAACTTTAGCTAAATTTCCACCACATTGTCTATCATCTAAGTTTAATTTATCTAGGAAATAGACCTTATCAAGTTTAGTTGTTTTGAAATTATATTTATCTAACTCACTAGGTTTTACTTGCATAGGTACTAAATCATCTATATAAATAGCATTTTTAGTAGACATATTGTTTCTCCTTATTAGTTTATATACAATATTCTTTTTTTTTCTAACTCTGTTTTTTCTATTTCTAATAATTCTCTAAACGTTTTACCAGTAGCATCTATATAATAACCATTTGCTAGATATTCGCTGTAGGGCATTGGATTTTTTGATACCGTATTGCATTTTGTACAATAACCAACTGCATTATCAAATGAATCTTTATGTCACATAGCTAATCTTTCACAATTATTACATACAGGTAATCTAGTAAATGGATATCTACCTTCAACAAAACACATTCTTTTGATATCGTCATTTGTCAAAATATGTTTTATATGTTTATTATCATTAAAGATTTTTAATAGTTTATTATTTAATTCTTTACTCTCACTCATAATTTTTCCCCTTAAAGTATAGTTATCTTTTAGCTTGATTTGGAGTAGACATCATAGGATTCCCTCCAGCACTTAATCCTTCCACATTTGCGTTAGGTTGAGCTTGACTATTTTGCAATTGTTCACCTTGCATAGCTTGTTGTTGCATCTGCTGTTGTAACATTTGTTGTTGTAGCTTTTCTTCATCTACTTCTTCTAATGGTATATGTAAAAACTCTTTTAAGAATTTTCTCATTTCATTCCAATCAAGCAATGGTTTAGGTGTTTGTGTTTTAGTATCAAATGAAGTTATTCCTGACAATTGTTGTATCATTTGCCATAAGAATGTTTGATTTTTAGGTAATCCTGCTCCTATAGATATTTCAATATCTAAATCAACAACTTTACTCATTGGACTTCCATTTTCATCATCTAACAACATTCATTTAGGTACTGGTGCTTCAGGATTTTTCTCCTGAAAATCTCTTATATATCCTCTAGTTGCAGGTCGTTTAATTGGTATTGCCGCTAAGTCTCTAAAGTCTATCCATTCATAATCCTCTTCTTTATCTGACAACCTAAATGCTTTTGCTTCGGTATACAATTCCATCATTAATCCAAGCGAATATTCTAACACATCAACCAATGTATCAGTTAAGGTAGATTTCTTTTGATTTGTAGCACTGCTACCTTGTTGTTGTTGAATTGCCGCTTCTGTTGCTGAATCAGATGACCTTCCTTGACCTAACATTAAGTCCGAGAATCTAGTTACTTTCTGTGCCTCATTATGGGCTGACTCTAATAATTGCCACCAATTGGCATTAACTCTTCCTCATGGTACAGAATAAATTGGTTGACCTTGCATAGCACCATTAAATGGTCTAGGTTCAAAAGAACTTTCATCAAAGTCTTCAATATCAACTTCGGCATTAGTATCAACTAATAATAAATCAGGTCTAGCTGCAATTCTTATTTTGTCATATAAATCATTTATCATATCTTGGATAGGATTTAGTAGTTTTATGTCCCCAAATCCATATAGCTTACCTTCTTCTGGATAAAGTGTTGTCATAAAATAAGGATATTTGTTATCAACATATGCATAATAAGGTTCTTCCACATTTTTTTTATTCTTTTGATTTGTTTTTCTATCTCCATCTTTTGACGAGTCATATAATAGAACTCCACAAGCAGAAAATTCCTCTAGTCTAAGTTGACCATTCTTTCTAGACCATCTTTGAATAACAGTAGATGAATATTCATCATCAAGAGTTCTATCCTCATGGAATATACCATTATCATAATATTCATTATTACCATAATCTAAAGATATAGCCTTTTCTTCTCCATATAACTCTACTATTCGCTCTTGTGAGTAAGTGATTGTTTCTGCTATATATGTTGCTTCTTGTAACCTATATATATCTTTTATAGCATTATCTATAAAAACTTTATTTAAAGGAGGTGTACATATTCTAACAAGTCCAAATCCATTTGAAAAATTAGGGTCAAAATATACCTTCATAAAAGCTGAACCAAATTTAAGCCTTCTTCGTTCATGTGTAGCTAATATTTTTTTAATTTTATTCTTTCTAATAGTTCATTCTAGTCCAACTTTAGCTCATTTAGAATAAGCTTCATCATTTGGACTCTGTGGGATTGTTGTTATAGATAAATTTTGGTCTATCATTGCTGATATTTGACCTTCTATATTTGCATTAGTTATATTTATTCTAGTATTTGGTCTATTTGTTTCTTTAGCTTGGTCGCCTTTATATGCAGTTTCCCATTTTTCCCATTCAGAATATAAGTCTTGCATTTGACCTCTATTATTATTAAGTTCAGTTATATAGAAGTTTATTCTATCTATATCTTCATCTTTCATGAATGTTTCCCTTGTTGAATTTTTGTACTTTCTTCACTCTTTACTACTTCTAAATAAGGATTTATTTTTCCCCATATCGTTTTTGATTTTATACAAGTATTACACCTCCTTACTTATTAATTTTATAGTTTGATGTTCTTTTTCCAAGTAATCCATTTTCGTTTCTATAATCTTTATACTTATCGTCTTTATTAATTAGTTTGTCCATATCTTCTCTTATTTTATTAAGTGCTTTTTTATCTTTTAACTCAATTATATTAAGTGAAAATAGTAAACTTACTATTGATAAAGCTAATGAAAAACATGCTAGTATAATAGTCATATTACCCCCTAAAAGTTATTACCACTACCATAATTCTTATTTGCTAATTTGGCAGGTGTTAATACTTGACGTTTTATTTTTGTTGTATATCCTGATATATACTTTTTATATATATCTTTCATTGGTATTGCTCCATCACACAACATCTTAGTACTCACTACTATAGACTCTGCTAATACAAATTTATCACCAGAATATAATGTTGGCAACTCCATAATTCCATTTGCTGTCATTAGTTCCATATTAACACTAAAGTTAATTTTACTATATGGTAATACTGTTCCTATAGCTGTCATCAACTCTGGATATAAAAATATCTCACCAGAAAGCACTTTATGAACTCTCATAATTCCATTGCTAACCATTGAAGGTAACTGTATTAATGACTTAGCATATATGATTGGAGTAGCTGATATTGCATTTCCAACTATTGGTTCAGCAAATATATTAGTATAAAACTCCAAAGAAGGTATACCAAAGGTGCTAATACCAATCATTGATAAAGATTCTATATTCACTCCTGCGTACAATGTTGGAGTAGCTGATAAAGAATTAGCTGTCATAGATTCTACATTTATAGTAGATACAATGTTAGGTATTCCCATAATTGCTATTGAATCACATGGGGTAGCAGGTAAAGTCAATAACATATTAGGTATACCAAAGTCTGATATAGCTGTTATGCTCTCAACTGATGTGTTTATATCAGGTGAACGTGTTAATGATATATATGGTGGGTTAGAACCTTCTCGAGAACTAACAATCATATAAGTAATATCAGATACTGATACATCTATAGTTGGTGTACTAGCAATAGCATTACCAATCATTTCTTCAGCTTCTATGAATACAGTACTTGATATCGTTGGTATTCCCACTATTGTATCTGCACTTAAAGGTGTTGCACTTACTAAAGCACTTCCACTAATTAATGGTACTTCCATTGTAGAATATGATATCATAGTTTCTAAGCCTATTAATGAACTAGCTTTTACTATTGGTATGGAAAACGTACCTGTAGGTGTAGCTGATTCACTATTTATTAGCCCTGATGCAAGAACTAATGGTATTTCAAAAGTACTTATGCCCTGCATTGTTTCTAATGATATACCTGATAAAATTATCGGTGTACTAGCTACCGAACTACTTATCATTGAAGCTGACTCTAATAATGAACTAGCTTTTACTATAGGAGTACTTGCAATTGAATTACCAATCATTGATTCTAGTTGTATTGATACACCAGATATTAAATCAGGCACTCCAAATGTTCCTATATTTGTCATAGATGAAGATTCTATTAATACGCTTGACGTTATTATAGGCGTACTAGCTATCGAATTACCTATCATTGATTCAGAACTAATAATAGAGGCTGTTGAAATGGTCGGTACGCCAACTTCACCAGAATTTATGAATGAAACACTTGATATAATACCACTAGCAGTAACCGTTGGTGTACTAGCTACTACTTCTCCTATCATTGATTCTGATAGTAAGTTTATTAATGTATTAGGCGTTTCAAATGTCCCTATTGAAGTTATAGCTTCTGATATTATCTTTGCCTTGCCTAGTACTACAGGAACTGGTGATGTTGTACTTGCTGTTATAGTAGGTGGTTCTACCGTTTCACCTGAACTAAAATCTGCATCTACATATATATAAGGTCTATTTGCTGTGGTTTCATTTGAACTACTTGCTACTGTTATGTTATCGGGATTATCGTCTGAATCTATTGTTAGCTCAATACCATAATTAGTACTTCCATCTAGCCAAGCTTGTACTTGTTCAGTTATATCTATAGAAATTCATTCGCCTACTACTGGATTTATTTGACCTGTATGAGTACCTAAATAACATTCACAAGACCTGTTACCACTAGCAGGTTTATTAGCATAGGTTACCGTACCCAAAGTTCAACTTGCATCTACTGAGTTAACTACCACATGATATCCAACACCAGTTGTTGTTTCTACAGTTTCTGCTGTTACATATAAATATAGTCTACATTGATAAAGAGTCGATATAGTTTCCACATAATCATTATCTATTTGTATCAAAGTTCTATAGTCATCATATGTTGAATCATTACCAAAAGTAAGAGTTTCTGCTGTACTATAATTAGTAGTTGTATTATTAGGGTCTAAATATGTATCGGAGGTTATTAACTCGCTAGTGTCTTCAGTACCAAATGTACCATTTATTAAAAAATACGGTCTCAAGTACTTTGCGGCGTATTCGGAAGATAAGAAAGAACCATAAGTCGATGTTGTAGGGTGACTATATCTTAATCCATAATTTATCTCAGTACCAGTCAACCAATCATATCCATGTTGTGTTAAATCATATGACTGCCAACCTGCTGAACCTGTTGTTATACTTCCGTATGGGGTTGAAGCATAGGTTGGTTGAACATCATTCCATGTTATTGTATCAACCCAATCTTGAGTAGTCCTATATATATTAATAGGTTGGGCGTAATCTTGGTGATATCCATTTATAGTAAAGCTAAAGTCATTAGGTAGTGTATCATAGAGAGGTAGTGGAGTAGATTGAATATACATTATTACTTCATTGCCTATATATTGACCATAGTATAAAACGGTTTCATTACTAGTATCAGTATTTGGTATATCTTCTTCTACATAGCAATCTTTATTAATTAAGTAAAGCTTATTAAGCATCTATTCCACCCCCTACTCTGAACCATACATTATAAGACCATAATTAGCGTTATCTATTCAATCATCAAAGATTTCATCAATAGGTATCTCATACCAACCAGTTATATCAGTAGGTACAGGCGTAGCTGCTAATTGTATGCTCCCATATGTAGGTTTATTTGTTCAACTAACTGTATTTTCACTTCAATCACTATCAACAATGTCTATTGTTATTTGCGATAACATGTTTAAACTATTTTGTGAATCTATATATATAAATAAAGAAACATTGTCATAATCTTTACCAATATAATTTGATAAGTCGTTTATCTTTAGTATTGGATATGATAACGGTGTGCTTGAATAATATAAATCTAGGCTTGTATCATTTCCATTGGTATTGTCTTCATTACCAACTCTAGAATCCAACCAACTATCTCCATCTATATATAATTTTTCGGTTATGTATAATGAAGGAGTTGCTGATAATGTTATCGCTGTCATAGATGGAGGTTCTATTATCTCCAATGCTGATACTTTTGGGACACCGAAAGTAGTAGTACCTATTATAGATGAAGACTCTATTGTTGAACTACCCCTAATTATAGGTAGCCTAAATTCAGTTATAGCAGTCATTGATTCTGATTCTACTAATACACTTGCTTTAAGTGCAGGAATAGTTGCTGTTGCACTACTTATTACTGGCGAAGGCTTAATTCTTAATATGGTAGAAACAATATTTTGAGCACCTAACGCCGTTATTGGTTCTAAATTTATTGCATTAGATTGTGTTGGTGTTCCAGTAGTGGTTGTAGCTGTGGCTGATGGTGATTCTACTGTCACTGTTGATATATCATAATCTAAATATAGATATGGTTTATTCGATGCATTATCTAAACTATTAAATGTAATTTCGTCACTAGTTGTTCCATTATGAAATATAGCTATACCGTAATTAGTATCACCGTCTAACCAATCCTGAATAACGTCAGTTATATCTATACTGAGTCATGAACCAACTGTAGGATTTAACTGACCAGTATTTGATCCTGTATAAAAGCTAGCGACTTTAGCCATGGTTGGTCTTGTATTCCATGTAACAGTTGAATTAGTTCAGTTTGACGTTATCTTATATATCTCTATAGGTTCTCCAAGTTCAATTGTTTTTGCTGATACATATATCCTTATTTGTGCTTGATATAAAGGGCTAATGGAAGATACTAGCGAAGAATCTATTTTAAACATGTAATACTGGTCTTTTCCATTTAAATCTTCGCCCATAGTACAAGATGTTGATGAACTATAATTTGTGTTTACGAATGCCTCATCTATATATGTGTCCTCTATTGGTGCATAACTTGTTGATTCAGTGCCAAATGTGCCATTTATTAAAAAATATGCATTTTGTGATAAAGATTCTCGGTCGTTAATTTGCAAATTACTCGTTCCAATACTAAATGTCCCTTCGGTTATAGCCAATCCATAGTTAGGTTTAGTTCCGTCAATTCAATCTTCAACTAATGAATCCACATACGAACCATTAAACGAGGTTCATCCAGTTAAGTTATATGCGGTATTATTATATACTGTAGTATATGTTGGTTTTGTATTTCAGGTTACTGTACTCTCGTTTCAATTTGAAGTTACATACTGTCATGACTTATATCCACTACCAGTTTCAAGTACATAAAAACAAAATTCGACATCTAAATCACTTACAATGTTCGATGTAGTTGTTATAGTAGAGGATTTCATTAGTCCACGATAAAGGTGTGAGTTATAGTAGCCAGCCCTAACATAAGCTTCATTGAGATTTGAACTTGGATAAGCACTACTCACATATGTATCACTATCTATATAGAATTGCTTATTAATCATATATTTTCACCACCTTTTCTAGGTGGATACTATACAGTTACATAGAATATACCACTTGCGTTCCATTGGATTGTCAAATCAGAAGAAGTTGACGAAACGTCTCCACCAAAGTCTATATATCCTATTAAAGGAG